TGAGAAGCCGCCGCAGCCTCGGATTCTGCTTTTCTTTTCGCTAATACTTCTGGTGAAAGATTAGTTTCTCCAAGCTCAATACCCGCTATCATTACAATAGAAGATAATAGTATCAGTGCAATTTTCTTAAACTTAAATGCCGGAATTCTCTTCGTAATTGGCGGAAGAATTATCACGCCGCCCAATATAATAAGGATAATGGCGGGCATCGTATACTCTCCAATGCACGCTAGTCCACTTAATATATAGCATCCGCCAATAAACCACTGGAGTATTCTTTTAACTTTATTCAACATATTGCCGCCTCTTTTACATTTCGAGTGTTTTATATGTGCGCCAAGTCAAAGCACAACCCACCTTTTCCGTTCATACCTATCGCTTACCATTACCGCTGGAAGTGCTATGCACCAACCCAACCTGCGTCTGCTTTCACCTATAAAGACGATTTCTCGTAGAAAGTCTATGAAAGTGATTTCGCAGACGCTTACATATTCTTCAATACTTTATGACCAACTACGCGTATAGAAGTTCCACACTTTTGACAGTGGATATGCATTATATGTATTGCGATACATATTGTTTACATCATTGGGGTATTTCATCTGTGCACCAATCGCCTCATTCGCAAGATTGGAGAGTTCTTCCAAATCAGCATAAGAACAGTCCGGTGCCAAAAGGTAAGCAAAGTTTTCTTCTACATATACTCCAAGGCTATTTGTGTAGCCAAGTTTAATTAAAACCGGATTGAGATCATCGTATGTATTACCTGGCTGATAATAACCATTCGGAGCATTCACACGGACATTGTACGCTGTACCATCACTTGCTAAAATATACCCATCATACACGCTATTAACGCCATTATTCTCTATGACATTCCCAAGGCGAATCGTCATAGCCCCAGTATTGTAGTAATCAGACTTGTACGCGTGCTGTGCTCCAAATCTACGAACTGCTTGGAATTGCTTTCTCTCATTTAAGAATGTCTTATTCCCCCAAGCAATTCCTTGGAAGATAGTGTAGTCATATCCTCTTTGGATGTCATAATTTGATCCATCATATCCAAGCCGAAGGTAAACATTGTCGATATAGTGCAAATACAGGTCATCAAAACCAGCACAAACTGCACAGTGAGGCGGATTATCAGGATTTATTCTTGCAGCATAATCTTCTATTAAGGTCTTGGAAATCCCCTGCATAATTTCATACTCAGAGTAGTGATTATTGATTTCTGCAATTTGACTTTCTGTCAATGTGTCAGCGTCTGCAATCTCACGCACCTTTGCAGTTGTCAAATCAGAGTTTCCAAACCAATCTGTTTGAGCTGAAGCAGGCAAAGCTATTACGCTAAGCAGCAGCACCGTTGCTGCCAGCATTGACGCAATTCTCTTTTTCATTTGACTTTTCCTTTCATCTTTTCTTTACGACCTTAAATCGCATGAAGCTTTTCATTGGTTTCAATTATCAATCAAGACAAATGAACCGCCTCGTATTACGATTTATCTTGTTAAAATTATACGATTTATAGAATTACCTGTCAAGGCATCCACACTTAAAATCGTAAGTAGCACTACGATTTATCCAAGGAGGGCAATGACATGGAACGCGAGAAGCCAAACTTTGACATTCTGGGAAGAATTGACCGGGAGCGGTTAGCTCGTGGATGGTCTGAATACACCCTTGCCGAGAACTCTGGTCTGACGCAATCGACCTTATCAACATGGCGCAGAAGAAACCTTCAGCCCAACGTAACCTCGATTGAAAAAATTTGTCATGGCCTTGGTATCACTCTCTCACAGTTTTTTGAAGAGGATGCTGCTGTTCACCATTTGACAGAGGAGCAGAAATCCCTCTTAACCACTTGGGATAGGCTTTCTCCTTCACAAAGAACTGCTATCTTGGATTTGATCCAAGCATTTTTACCCGAATGATATGCACATTTACAAAAAAGAAGGATGCCGAGCGGTCATTGTGTCACCCGGCATCCTTCTTCATTAAGTAAAGGACTTCAGAACTTTTTTCAGTGCTTCACGCTGCTCTGGGGTTATGCGACCCAGCAAATTCAAAAATTCCTCTTGTTCCTCTTTTGTAAATTCGCTACGGGATTCATCTTTTACACATTTTTCGTTCTTCATAACAACTTTTCCTTCTTAAGTTTTTCCCTCGTCAGCCAATCCAGTCCGAATCTGCCGCTTATACTTATAATAGGTATTCCGGGCAAGCCCTGTCAGCTTCATGCACTCCACATCGTCCAATGTACCACCAAAAGCCTTGCAGTGGATACGGATTTTCTCTTTGGCGGCTTTGGACTTCTTGGTTTCAAATCCAGCACCTTTCTTACGGCCAACCTGTTTTCCATTCAGCTTTGCTGTTACCAGTCCTTCACGAGTACGCTGGTGCAGGTCTGCCACCTCTTTTTCGGATTGCTCAAATGCCAGCTTAATCTGCTCCTTTGCCAAAGCCATCAGATATTCATTGATGCCTTTTAAGATAAAATCCACATTTGTTCCAGTCATGGCAATGCTGCCCGACAGGGCCTTTTTGTAAGTTTCGGTATCAATGTGATGCTCCTTCAGAAATACCAACCGGACACCCTTATGGTAGAGATCCTCATACAATGAAAATCCTTCTTCTGCATTTCTGGACATTCGGGAGACAGAATCGAACACCACCGTATCTCCATCTTTCAGAATCCGATACAGCTTGCCCCATTCTGGTCGGAGGATGGAAGTTCCAGTATAGGCTTCCTGCACAATGTGAACTGTCGGGTATTCAGCCCTGATATTACGAACCTGACGGTCAATGCTCTGTTTTACAGTGGAAATTCTGCAATAGCCGTAAATACTCATAACCCTTCTTTCTGTATCAAAAATGCCGAACGTCATTTTAGCGTCACCGATTTGCCTTAGCAAATCGGTTTCATCACGCTGTGATTGATACTTTTCTATACCCACGGTATTTTTAATACTTTTTCCTGCGAGCCTTAGTCATCCCTCATAAACTTCAAAAGATTGTCTCCGTTGACGAACGGTTCGCGCCGTCCGTCACCTGCGATAACTTTTGAACTTTATAGGGAACGACACGGCTCGCTCTTATCAACGGTTCAGATACTGATTCATAAACTCTCCCACCGTCACACAGGGCTTTTGATTTTTCTCTGCTCCTCCAAATGGGTCATAGTTCCAGTCCGTCTCTTCGTCGATATACCGCCGTCCGTCATCGGGTAGCTCCAACGGCTCTGCAAGAATAATCGTTCCCCAGTGATTGACCATGATAAATGGTGCAATCTCACAGGGAATTCCTCGGCAGTCATCATCATGCCGCACATCGTAGACATACAGACTATCCGGGACGGTATCTCTTTTGATGCGGAAGTTAGTGAATAATGCAGGCTTTCCGCAGACAGTGATTTCTTCATAGTGTTCGGTCATCGCATTGCAAGACATATAAATTTCTCCTTTATGCCACATTAAGTCGGGTAGCTTTATAGCAGTCAACGCACATTCCCTCATGGGTATTCGCAAACTCTGCCGCCTGCATGATAGAGCCATCTTTCAGCTTTACTCGTTTGATGGGCTGATTACAGCGGACACAGATGCAGGGCATGGGCGGCTGTTCCTGCTTCTGACTGGTGGATTGCGGCTTCGTTTGCTTTTGGGATTCTGCATCTGACTGCTGTGCAGCATCTTCCGGCAAATCCTCCCCGGCATAGACATACAGGCCAAGGCCAAACATCGCCAAATTTTTTACCAGACAGCGCATGATGGCCTTGTTTACATCAAACATGGAAGCGGCTTCTACGGTGCGTTCTTCCATGCCGACTTTCTCACGGCGGCGCGTCTGCTGGTTATATTCCCATTTCGGGGTGGTGTAGGTGTAAGGCACAGCTTTCATGGCCTTGTTTGCGCCATCCAGTACAGGCAGCCACATCTCATGCGAAACGCCCTCAATGGTAACGGATGTATAGACCATGAATCCGGTGATCGGATCATAGACATAGGGCAAACCGTTGAACTTTTTGACCTCATAGCTGGCAGAAGGATACAGCTTCTTCACCTCTGCCCAAGCATACGCCCAGCTCACATATTTCAGTTCAGTATTTCCAGACTTTTTGACTTCCACATGGTCTTTGAAGTCGATGCTAAATAATTTTACGAACGGATTTTCAGTAGCCATAATAAACCTCCCATAAAAAAGACGGCAGGAAAGTAATTTCCTGCCGCCATATCCAAAACTTATGCCGCATGAATGATAGTAAATCTGCGACTGCTCACATTTTTACTGTACCGATTAAAAATGTCCGGCTGTTCTTTCTTCAACCGCTGGGAATCCACACGCTTACTTTCAGAGGACACCCACGACACCTTATAGCCGGGAGCTGTACCGTAGGCGGCATCCTGCATTTCCAGCTTCACTTGCTGTTCAATCGCAGTCTTTTCCTGCTCCAGCTGTTCGATTTGGTCAGAAAGAGACTGTCGTTTGTCCAGCAGGTCACGAACTGCATTCAAATCAGCCGTTTTGCTTTTATCATCGTCAAAATACATCTGGTTGATTTGCTGTGTATCTCCCTCGCTTCCGGTAGGTGTAGGCGCAATCTCAGGCATCACATTGTACTTCCAAAAATGCTCTTCTTCGGCAATGAGATTATCCAAAACAGCCTTATCACTGATAATTTTATGAATTACCAGCTCTTTTCCGAAAATCAGAGCAGCAATATACCAGCAGTCGAAACCACTGACGGCCAGATAATGATTGACCTGCGCCATGTAGTGTGCAGGAATTTTACCATCTGCCCACTTATCCGCAGAGAACGGCGAGACCGTCTTGCACTCCAATCCGGCTTTCTGTCCAACGATCAGGCGGTCAAAGTCTGCCAGAAGCAGCGAATGTTCCTCACTCTGGTAGATGGCGTTTGCACGGCGCACCTTAAAGCCCGTTTCTTCGGAGAACCGCTGCGCCACATAATCCTCCAAGTCACGGCCCTGCCGCATGGCTTCGTTGTCGATATTTTCAATGATATCGCTGATTTTATCATGGTAAACCTGAAATGCAGAACGGTAGGGATTCAGGCCAAGGATAGCCCCGGCATCCGTGCCGGTAATACCGCATTTGCGATAACGGAGCCAATCCTCTTTGGATAAATTTAATGTAGATACAAGTCTTTTCATGCAATGTTCAGCCTTTCTTTCATCTGTTCGTCTGCGATAGAGAAATCATATTCCACCAAGTCTTTGATAATGGTGGAAAACTCATCCACCAAGGTGCGGTCATCATCCAGCCACAGGGTATACAGGAAATCCAGAATGTTCCGCTGTACCCGGAGATGGTTCCAAAAACGCTCGTCCATCTGCTTTTCGGTATCCAGCGTAATCAAGGCACTGACAATGGTGCTTTTCATCGTGATCTCGTATGCCGTGGTGCAAGTCGGCTTCGGGAAATCGGCTTCAATGCTGTTCAGGAACTCAGAAAACTCCCGGACAGCCCGGTTGCTCACATCGTTCATACGTCCTCCTTTATGCTGCTGCCAGCACCATCTTGTAAGCCTTGTCGATCATCGGATTGCCCTCTGCGGTGCGCAGAAACAGATTTTCGTTGTAGTTGCGAGTTTTACGGATGGGATC